TCCGTGTCTACGATAACGAAGAGGATGCGCAGATGCTTGCCTCCGTTACCAAGGATGCGTATGTAGAGGTGCGCCCCGGCATGGCAGTTCGCTGCCAGTCGTGGTGCCCGGTGGCTAGGTTCTGTCCGCAGTGGCAGGCCGACCCCCGTCGCAAGATCAGTGAAGACATCATGGAGACCATGTTCAATGCCTAAGATCACCGCAACCACCCCGCCTCCCCGCATCCTCATCTGTGGCGAGCCTGCCTCCGGCAAGACCGGCGCGCTCGCCCAGCTTGCCAACGCCGGCTACCGGCTGATGATCCACGACTTCGACCAGAACACGCGGGTCATTTCGTCTTACCTCAACAGCAATGCGGCTGACGTTTACGTCTCGACCTACGCCGCCGCCAAGATCACCAGCACCAACCTGTTCTCCGGTGCGACCGGGCAGGCGTCGAAGCAGGCGCTCGAAGAACTGCGGCGCTTCTGCAAGATGCTCGAACACTGGAAGGTGCCGGGCGGCGAGGACCTTGGTCAGTCGTCGGGCTGGACCGCAAAGGATGTGGTCATCATCGACAGCGGCACCTTCCTTGGCGACCTGCTCCTGCTCGCTGCGCATGAGGACCCGGAGACGAAGCGTGATCTGCGCTCGCTCTACAACGTGGCTGGCCGCTACTACAGCGCCATCCTCGATCACCTCACCGGCAACAAGATGGGTGCCTCCGTCATTGTGCTGACGCACATCATGCAGATCGGCGACAAGGACGATCAGGGCAAGATCATCAGCAACGCCCGTGACATCCCGGTCGGCGTCGGCGAGAAGTTCTCGAAGAAGATGCAGACCTACTTCTCCGACATCTGGCACCTTGAAGTGGGGCGTGACGGCAAGCGCACCTTCAAGACGTCGGCCACCAACAAGGCCGCATTGCGTTCGAGCGCGCCTAATGTTATCAAGGGTGTCGAGGAGTTCGACCTCGCCTCTATGATGAACCGTCTCACCGGGAGCAAGTGACATGCACTGCTTGTTGATTTTTATGACGTGTGACCCGCGTCCGTTTAATTACATTTACCTCAACGTCGGTTCTGTCCATAGCATTGGCCCGTCGAAGGACCATAAGGGCAAGGCCGTCGTTGCATATGGCTGCGGGCAGAGCGTCGTTGTGGACTGCTCGCCTGAAGAGGTTGCGGATAGGCTCGGCATGATTTACGAGCCGCACCCCGAAATGTGAAATTTCCGGGCAGGACTTGACGGGGTGGCAGCCCGGATGTATATGCCGCCTCGTCCTTAGCGGACACAACCTGTGGAGAACAGTTATGGCTGACCTTTTTGATACCGTGATCGAGAACACCGCCTCCGAGCGCCCCGCCTTCCGTCAGGCGCCGGCCGGTGACTACATTGCCACTGTGCGTGCGGCCAAGATTGTGAAGGCCAACTCCGGCACGCAGGGCATCGAGCTTGAGTTCACGCTGCTCGACGCCATGCACGACAACGACATGACGGGGGTTGACCTGTCGAAGTGCCGCCTGCGTGATACGCAGTGGGTGTCTGAGAAGACCCTGCCGTATGTGCAGGAGCGCCTGTCTCGCATCGCCCCGGAGACGGTGGGCAACAGCATCCGCGATGCCCTCGACATCCTGCCGGGCAACGAGGTTGTCGTGAACCTGTCGCACGAGACGCAGAACCGTGATGGCACGCCGCTCAACACGCCGCGCCTCAAGGTCGACCGCTACTACTCGGTCGAGTGGTACATGGCCAACAAGAAGGCCGCCTAATCTAGCGGCTATGTTTCCTGTGGTGTGAAACTCAGGGGGAGTGGGCAGCAGCCTGCTCCCCTCTTTTCATTGGAGACAACGATGTACAACCGCAAGACCCGTGAACACATCCAGCCAGTGTTGGACTTCCTCGAACAAGAGAACCTGCCCTACGAACTTGGTCACTGCACCAAGCACGGCACGCTTATCGTCACCGTCAATGGACGCGAACTCCGGTTCACGTTCTCGCGGTCACCGTCTGACGGTCGGTCCACCCTCAACTTCAAGGCTCAAGTCAAGCGTGCCATTCAGCGTCACCGCGAAAACATCAGCAGCAAGGAGACCGTATGATGCGCGTCCTCGTCGCCTGCGAATACAGCGGCACTGTCCGCGATGCCTTCCGCGCCCTAGGACATGATGCCTGGTCTTGTGATCTTCTTCCTACTGAGAGGCCCGGCCCTCACCACCACGGCAGCGTGATGGACATCCTCGACGACGGCTGGGACCTGATGATTGCCCATCCGCCCTGCACCCACCTCGCCGTTTCCGGCGCCCGCTGGTTCAAGGACAAGCGGGTCGAGCAGGGCATGGCTCTGAACTTTGTGCGCGTCTTGATGGATGCACGTATTCCTCGCATCGCCATCGAGAACCCGATCAGCATCATCAGCAGCCGCATCCGCAAGCCTGACCAGATCATCCAGCCTTGGCAGTTTGGCCACGGCGAGACCAAGGCAACGTGTCTGTGGCTGAAGAACCTGCCTCTGCTCAAGCCCACTAACATCGTCGAGGGGCGTGAAGCTCGCATCCACAAGATGCCGCCCTCGAAGGATCGGTGGAAGCTGCGCAGCACCACCTACGCCGGCATCGCTGCGGCGATGGCAGAGCAGTGGGGCGGCCATGCAGATTGATGTCTATGCCACTGACACGGTGACGGCGCACGATCTCCGGCGCCGCATCACCAACGAACTGGCGGCGGCCGGCGAACTTGTCACTGAGATCGTCGAGCGCAACGGCTGGTGGTTCGTCATCAACGGGGTCGGCGGGGCATGTCACGGCGTGCCCTATCGTACCACCTCTGATGCTGCCCGCGACTACGAAGCGGCACTCAAGGAGCGCAGCTAGATGTATGTCCTGCTGATCCTGCTGGCAGGCAATGTGGCCGGGGTGCTGCCGCAAGTAACGTGGCACCTCGACCTTCAGTCCTGTCAGGTTCACTCCATGTTGGAGCATCGCCGTATCTTGGCACGCGGTGCCCGCGTCGAGCATATGTCTTGTTCGCGTGCAGACTTGCCTCGCCTTCCTGCACTCGGTGCTGAATTTGTTGGTTGCACCGGGCGCGGTGAAGCGTTACAATGTCCCGTCTTTCCTCGCTAGGAACTGTCATGGACAAGCATTGCTTTTGTGATCCGCACGGCGACAACGCCACCTGCGACCGGCCTTGTGCCCGCACCGCAGAAGAACGCCGGTTAGAAGCCAAGGCCATCGTGGCGGCAGCGCGCCGTGCCCGCCTCGAAAAGGAGGCCGAGCGTGACTGACATCGTGGAACGGCTGCGCGAAGGCGTCTTTGGTGGTGACGAGACCAAGACCGACGTCGTTATTCATTCGCATATGCAGGCGGGTGCCGACGAGATTGAGTGGCTGCGTGGTGAGAGGCAGCGTCTTGCCGACGATCTTGGCAAGGCACACCGCGACATCCTGCCGTGGATTGATCAGGTGGGTTACCTGAACGGTGAGTGGAACCTGCTTGTGGCTGCCTTGAAGCAGGCGGCTGATGGGCTGCGCGAGGTCGGTGCGGTCCATGCAGCAGATGGTATTGACGCAATGTTGAAGGAGCGCGAACCGTGGAGCAAGGCCGTCTTCTTACCGGCTACGAAGCTGACCTGAGTGTTAGGCAGCGGAGGTACACCATGAGCGACTACGATCCGGTGAACAAGCCGGTCCACTACAACTCGCATCCGTCGGGTATCGAGTGCATCCAGATCACCGAACATATGTCGTTTTGTCTGGGCAACGCCATCAAGTATGTGTGGCGCGCAGATCTCAAGGGTGGCATCGAGGATTTGAAGAAGGCGCGCTGGTACATCGACCGCGAAATCCAGCGCCGCAAGGAGATCAGCAATGTCTAACAACACTGCGACCGTCGCTTCCGTTGACGAAGACTTCATCAAGATCGAACTCGGCAGCGAACTTGCCGACATGATCTTCCATCAGTTGCTTCGTTATCAGGCACAGATTATCTTCAAGTGTATGCAACAGTCGGTGACTGGCATCTACGAGGACTACGAGCAGACGTATTTGTGGGAGGATTTGCAGCACGCCATGAAGCGCATCGAGGCGATCAACGTGCTGCTCGAATATTATGGTCACCGGCTTATTGATCTCCCCTTCGAAATGGAGAGGACGTCGAAACATGTGTAGGACGTACCGGGCGCCGTCGAGCATTAGCTTCACGGTCATTCACCGCGACCTTGGCAAGGGCTTCACGCACTTCGATTCGATGGACTGTGGGTGCAAGCCGCACATCATTCCCAGCACTGACTACCGGCCGACCCACATCATCGTGGCCGAGCTTGAGGCGAACGAGAAGCGGGGCGACGCATGAAGGTTGCCCTCGTAGTTGACTGGCCGTCCATCGACGCGGCGTCGGGCCAGCCCTTCTCCGAGTGGGAGTGGCAGGTCATCAAGGAGTTGATGGAGGCGGCCGGCTTCAAGCCTACCGTCATTCATACTGCCTTCCGCGCTTACGTTGCCAAGTGGCACACCCTCTTTGCTGGCGACAAGACGGGCGGCCAGTTGGCGTCCACGGCGAAGGAAGATCAGGCCAAGCTGGTCGAGAAGCTCAAGGGCTTCGACATCGCGTTGACGATGGGGCAGCACGCCATGTTCTGCCTGACCGGCGAGACCAAGATCGACACCTTCCGGGGCACCCACATCGACAGTCCCTTCGTCGAGGGGTTGCAGGTGGTGCCGACCTACGCGCCCAACATCTTCGCCCGCATGGCGTGGAACGAGCGACCCGTTGTGGTGTCGGCGATGCGCAAGGCGCGCAAGCGTTTCGAGGACAGGCCGCGCACGGTCTACATTCCCGAGACGGTCGCCGACCTCTACGAGTTTTCGACTAGGCACATTGGTAACGAGATCGTGTTCGACGTCGAAACCAACAAGTCGTGCCGCATCACCGAGTTCTCGGCGGCAACCTCGTCAGGCTGCTGCCTGTACGTCCACCTTGAAGATCGCAACTACAGGTCGGTGTGGTCGGAGGCTGACGAGTTGGACATCTGGTTGTGGCTGCGGTTCTTGGCCAGCCGCCATGACTTGGCGTGGGGTTTTCATAACGCCACCTATGACTTGACTTACCTCGATGCCTACGGTATACGACCGCGTGGCCCGATCTTCGACACGATGCTTCGTCACCACGCATGGCAGCCGGAATGGGAAAAGAGCTTGGGCTTCCTCGCCTCCCTCCACATTCCGACCCGCGCGTGGAAGCATCTGCGGACCAAGGCCAAGAAGGACTTCAACAAGGGCGGCTCAGTAGACTGACGCCCCAACGCAGGAGAGAGTAATGGCTGAAGTTGCGGTTTCATTCCGCGCTACCTTTGAGGCTGATGGCCTTGCGGCTAGCGCCCGCTACAAGATGCAGCAGGTTCTGATGGAAT